TCTTCTTTCTCACCACCTTTATTATATTGTTCAGTACTAAAGTAAGGTGGACTTGTAAATGCACAATCTATATTTGGTAGTTCATTATAAGGTAAGTCTTCTGCACCACAATTCCATATCTTAACAGTTTTGTTTTTAAAGAATTTACTATACTCTTCTATCTGTTTTTGATATATTCTATATGTATTTGGATTAGGATCACAACCATAATAGTGTGTTGCCTTACTAGCAAAGAAACCAGCAAGTCTATCTCCCCAACCACAACTGGTATCTAATACTGTTTCTGCATTGGTTAAATCATATATTGTTTTTGCAACAACTGGTTTAAATTGTGTTGCAATATATGTACCCAATCTAAATGCACTCATATATACATCTTCATCTAAAACTCTTTTTGTATTAATACCTCTCCATATAGGACCTAAACACTTCCATATATCTCTTGCATTACCATTTTGCCAAACTTCTATCGGCGCTCTAAATCCATAACTAGAACAATTTAATCTCAACTCTTGCATAAAATAATTAGAAGAAGTATTAAATGTATTAGGACCATCTATGATACCTAAACCATATTCTTTAAAATTATATTTGTAATCTTCATACTTTTCAAATACATCTTTAGTTATTTGTTCTTTAGGTGTACATATAGCAGAAGTATCATACTTTGATAATGCAATTATATTATTACGCATATCATCATAAGATATTTTTCTTAAAGGAAATTCTGGTCTATTTTCAGCAATATATTCTGATAATAATTCTCTAAATTTTTCTTTACCTAACTCTTCTGTCCATCTATCAAATTGAATAGTGTCCATTATAGGCAGTCTATTTTCGTTTGCGTATTGTTTAAGGTCTAGGTTTTTCATTGTTCCATAATATTAATAATAACATTGGTATTATAATACATAAAGCTGATAAAGTCAATGCAAGTAATAATGTCATACAAAAAACTTATTCACTTTCTTTAATCTATTCTCTATGTCTTTAAAATAATTCTTTTCTCTTTCTATTAAATAGTATTTTCTACCTTCTAATAATGCAGCCTCACCAGTAGTACCTGTACCTGCAAATGGATCCAATACTGTACCATCTTTAGGTGTAACTAACTTAACAAGATATCTCATTAAATCTAATGGTTTAACTGTAGGGTGTTCAGTATCTCCTTTTTCTTTTTTACTTGCCTTATGACAATAAAAATACTTTGCCCACTCTTCTGCTATTCCATCGTGTATAACATTAGCAGGATATCTTCCTTTTATTTTTTCTCCTGCACCTGTTTTCTTTAAACCTAATTTATAAACTGCTTCTTTATGTTTTTTAGGTTCTCTTCTGTTTTTAGTTGTGTCCCACTCATATCCAGGTACTCTACTCTCATCTATGTTTAAACTTTTATTAACTCCTTTACGTGCCATTACAATAGGTTCGTGACCAGGTTTCAAATAATTTTTTCTTTTAGGAAATCCACTACCATATATCCAGTTTATCATATCAAAAATTTCAAAACCTGCGTCTTCAATTGCAACTGCCATTCTATGATAATTTCTAGTGGCAGCAAATGCCAATAGAACACAACCAGGTTTCATAACTCTATATACTTCTTTCCAAAAATCTTTATTAAATGCTATATCACCACCGTCCCAAGTCTGTCCCATAAATCCTTTTGCAGCTCTATGATAAGGTCCATTACGACCTTCTTTCTCATCTTTATTATTAATTCCTTTTTGACCTGGTCCAAATCGTTTAAGTATAGACGCCAAATGATATGGTGGATCAGTTACACACGAATCAAACGTATTCTCTTTAAGTGTTTTTAAATGTTTTAAACTTTCTTCGTTAACTAACATAACTTACCGCCACAAATTTAATTAATAATAACATTAAACAAAACTTCCAAAATGATATTTTAGTCATAGCAAATATCTCTCCTACTCTTACAGCAAATACTATAATAGCTAGAAATAATAACTGGTCTATCATCCAAAAAACGCCTCCAGACTTGCTTTCTTTTCGTGTTCCCAACCTATTGAATTCAATATAAATCTCATAGGGTCTAGGAAAGTTTTCTCAAACTGTACTTCATAATCAATATATTCTTGTAGATTAAACTCTTTTGGTAGTTTAGTTATATAACTAATCACATCAAACTTAAATGGATTTGCCGCTAACAATTTAATAAATTTAATCTTATCTCCTTCTTGAATATAAGGATACTTATTCTGTAATCCAAATTGTTTTACTTGATGATTATAAATCAATGAACCTTTAACGTGTATTGGTGTACCTTTGATAAACACATCTTTACTACTACCATATTTTCTCATATTATTACAAGACCTAGGAAATGATATCTGCTCAGCAGACATACTCATAAATTCTTTTTTAAAATCTGCAATGAAAGTATGTAAATCAGATTCTTCTTTTGACATAATTATTTTAATTGCTTCTTTAATCTTACCTCGGCATACTTGTGGAGTTGAAGATTTAATTGCCTCTATACCCATAATCTTTAATTTAGGTTCAGACAATCTAACATCTTCCTCATCTAATACGTTTAACATATATCTTTTTTTCGCAACCCATATACCTTTGTTAGCAATAACTTCACGTGCCATAACCATTGCGTTCTTGTATGCGTTAGTATAATCTGCAACATCTTCAAATTGTTTTGCAATAAAAGGTTCTAATTTATTATCACATACCTTACCTATAAAATCACATATTTGTTGGTCTGTTTTACCCTTACAAGTTTTCTCTACAAGTTTATCTAATGAAACATATATTGAATCTGTATCAGACGCTAGTACATAATCTATTTCACCGTGTGTTTGTAATACTTGATTTAAATATTCATTTACTTTTTGTTCTATAAATCTGATTATAAACTGACCTGCTGTAGTTACAGCACTTGCTTGTGCTATATCATAGTATCTAAAGTATTGATTACCTATTGCACCATAACAACTATTCAACGCAATCTTTCTTGCCCATTGTACATTGTGGCACCTAGCAATTTCTTTTTTTAATTCTATTGTTGGATTATTTTGATATTCTTTCTTTGCTTTTAATTCACGTTTCTTATATATCACACGGTCTTTATAAATCTTTTCAATCATTTCAGGTAAAAAACCTTGACTATCATTTTTAAACATTGCACCATTAGGTGTTATACAAGCACCTTCTGTTTTTAAATAATCTAGGGGTGTCTTCTTATCAAGCATTTTATTCACAGAAACACCAGATGGTTTAACACCTAATATCTTTTCGGGAGAAATATTATATTGTACAATAATATGTGGATAAAGTGAGTTGATATCAAAAGACACCACCCATTTTTGCATACCAAGTCTAGGTTCTTTTACATACGCACCTTCATACTTGGTGTCCTTTATGTGGTCTTCCCTAGGAGGTACACAAATCTTTTTTGTCATCAAGTGGTTTGCGATTAATGTATCCCAAACTCTTACCTGTGAAAATATATCGTTATAATTTACTTTAGTTTCATATGCAAAGGTTAAAGATAAATCAATTAGACCTAACTTGTCTTCTAAGCCATCAACTATTTCAACGTCTTGAATATTATACTCTACAAATTTTTGATAATCTTTTTGATAAAACTCTTTAAAAGTATCATATGGATTTTCTTTTTTACCTTCACCTAGTTCTACTTCACCTATATGGTCTAGTCTATAACTCTCTTGTCTTACTGGTATAAACCATTTATATAAATCAAGATAATCTAACATTGCAATACCATACAATGAATAATATGTATTAGGTCTACCTCTTACAATTATTTCTTCTTTATTAATTAAGTTCCAAGGCGACATTCTATTTGCAACTTTGGCGCCTGCAACCATTTGAATTCTATTCATTAAATAAGGTAAGTCAAAGAATTTAGTATTCCAACCTGTAATAACATCTGGATAATTCTTTAACCAGAATTTCATAAACTCCATTATTAAATGACTTTCATCTGTACATTGAATATAAGTTACATCTGTACGTAAGGTTTTAAACTCACCGATACCCCACGTTATAATTTGTTTGTTTGTTTGATTCTTAACTGTAATACATAACAGTTCTTCAATAGGATTATTTACTTCTGGAAATCCATTTTCACAGGTACATTCTATATCTAATGTAAATATTTTAATTAAATCTTTTGACCACTTAACTTGTTTTGGATATTGTTGATTGATGTATTGATAATGAAATCTATCAAGACCATAGACAGGTGCATTTTGAGTAGCAACATCACGTTTAAATCTACGAGCAGAATCAATAGATGAAAAAGTAATTGGTCTTAAATTATGTCCTTGTAATGATTTAAATTGTTCTTGTTGTTGCGATACTGAATATAATGTAGGTGCAAAATTAATCTTCTCTTTAAACTCTTTACCTTCTTTTACACCTCTAACAAGGAGTTTGCCTTTATATTCTATTACATTTTTATAAAAGTTCATCTGGTCTCAAATGGAGTATTAAACCATCAAGGTCTTTAGTAAGTTTTATCTGACAACTTAATCTACTTTGATTTGGTTTATATCCTTTTTCATATTCTAATTGTGCCTCTTCTATTGAATTGTCAAATGGTTTTGGCACTTTATCTAACCATTTCTCATCAACATATACGTGGCACGTACAACACATACAGTTGCCACCACAATCTGCTGGAATTTCTGGTATAGGTACGTGTGATTCAAATTTCGCTGCCTCCATTGCACTCAATCCTTCTCTTGATTGAACACGAATTTTTGATCCGTCCCTTACAAAATAAACGTCTATCACTTTTTACCCAACGTTGGTAGTCCTGTTTCAGTTATTAACTGTTTGTTAGGTGCTACTATCGTTGAAGTACTTTTAATATAAGTATCTTGTATATCTTTTTTTGGTTTTGAAAACGACACAACGACATCCTTATTAATATCTATCTTATTAGTTTCGCTATAAGGTGCATAAGGTGTTAGCATTAAAGTTACTGGTTGACCTGGCGCTTGTTGTCTAGGTATAAGTACACATCCTTTTTCTATTGTAATTGTGTTTTCGTTCTTTGTGATTTTGCCAATCACATCTTCGCCTGTTGTTAGGCGTAATAGTTGTATTTCACTAGCCATTATATTTCTCCTTGATTATAATATAACATAATATTAAAAATTAGTCAATGCTAGTTCTAGGTATGAATGGTGAATAACCTCTCTCTTCTGCTTTTTCATCATCTTCTCCTACAATAGCTTTTACTTCTGGAACATAATGCTTTAACATATCTTCCACACCTTGATGTAATGTTTGTTTAGACATTGCACAACCAGAACAACTACCTGCTAGTTCTAATTTTGCTACACCTAAATCCATATCAAAGTCAAGATAATTTATAAACCCACCGTGTTGAGCAACGGCTGGAGCTACTTTATCTTTTAAGATATGTTTAATATCTTCTGCTATCTGTTCTTTACTTCTTGCTTCTGCTATCATCTAAACTATACTTTGTTGTTATTATATATTTTCTATTAGGGTTAACCATTACATTAAACCTATTCATTGTTTCTCTATCAAATAATATTTTTGATTTTTCATCCCTATCGTCTAATGTAAATTCTACTTCTTTATAATATCCACCTGCAAATTCTACGTCAAGTTTTATTACTATTCTTTCTTCTTTATAATCTCTTAATCCACCAACATTGATTGTTTGTTTACGTATGATATCGTTTGTAAGTGTCTTACCTTCTAACGACCAAGTAACTTTACCACCTGATTTTGAAATTTTATCAGCGTGTATAACAGACGTACCTGAATTACCTGTATCAAACTTACCTACTATACGTCCAAATGGATGTATATGTACAACTTCTTTATAACCACACATACTAGGAACTTTTTTCCAGTTATCTCTATCTTCAAAATATTGTACTATTTCTTTACTTAAATTTCTTTTTGTTGCTTCTTCTATACCTTCTGTACCTGGTGAAGAGTTAACTTCAATAACAAATGGTGGTTCTTTTGTTCTATCTGCTGACGGTATAAAGTCTACTGCAACCCATTGACCATCTACTGCCTTAGCAGCTTTTAAACTTTCTTCTATTTCTACTTTTGTTAATGTTAATTCTTCTACTTCTGCACCTCTTGATACATTACTCCTAAAATCTCCTGGTACAACTTTTCTTTTCATAGCAGCAAATACTTTACCTTGTAATACTAAAACTCTAGCATCCCATTTAGTTTTTATATATTGCTGTAATAGTATATCAGAATCTTCATCTTGTTTATTAAGTAATTGTACAATTGAATCTAAAGATTTTTCTGATTCAATAAACAAGACACCAACTCCTTTTGATCCTCTTAATGTCTTTAAGATAACAGGAAACTTTTCTTCTAAACTATCAAAAGATTCTATTGAATTTTCTGGATCAGTTACCAATACAGATTTAGGTTGTCTAATACCATAGTCTGCTAATCTTAATGAAGTTCTATATTTGTCGGCACACATACTAACACATTCTCTACTGTTAATAACGAAAACTTGGTGTTTTTCTAATCGTGTTACCAAGTCCATCCAACTATCTCTACGTACTACTGAACCTCTTATAATAGCAATTGTATCTTTAGCAGATACTCTAAATCCTTTTTTATCATCTTTGTTATGGAAATACAGTTCTCCATCATCTTCAACGGTTACATAACCACCTGTGTTTCTATAGATATATGACTTATGACCAAGCTTATCTGCTTGTTTCATTAAGTTTTTAGCTGTATGAAAGTTTAAATCATTTTCAGGTTCATCTGATATAATGATTAATCTATATGATCCAGAAGTTTTTGCTTCTGTTATGTAATCTTTGAAATTTGGTATCTGCATTTATTCATCGCTCATTGGACTAGTTGTAGCTGTTTCAGGTTTCTTTTCCTTCTTGTCATCCACTTTCTTCCCTATGTTATATTTAGCAGATAATGTCCATTCTTTTTTCTCTTTAAATGGTAATACTTTTATCTGACTTAACGGTGCTTTATCTTCCGTTGCTTCTTTTTTAACGACATCAATTAAGTTCCAATCTTGTAATAATAAAGATATGGTATTCCTTCTTTGAATATCGTTTGATGTTAATGTAGATTTTTTACCGTCTAATGCAAATAGTTCCTTGAAATGGACTATGTAATATTTACCTTGTTTGTGTAGTATATGACACGATTGATAAAGTGTCTTATCTTTTCTACTTGCTACACCGATTCTTGTTAATGTTTCCCTGACTTTTAGAAAATCATCAGGTTGTTTGATGGTCACTTCTAGCATATCGCTAGCCGACCAACTAATAATATCTTCGCTCATTTAAACTTTCTCCCACCTTGTATAAGTTTAGTTTTAATAATTTCAATTTGGTCGTCTGTAAGTACGTTGAGAGCTTCCTTCGCCTTTGTATTGCTATAACCATAATAACGTTTTACAATGTCTAGGTTCTTCAACTTGGTTTGTGATAACCACTTACCTCCAAATCGCCTTTTCTTTCGTATACTATTTATGAAATAATGAAATTGCATACGCTTTGGTAGGAAATGCAATCCGTTCATTTCATTGCTATGCATTATGGTATCATAGAACATAGATAGACAACGGTTAATTACAAATGGTGGGTACTTCTTTTCCCAAGTCGGATCTGGTGTGTCTAATAAATTCTCTTTTGATTCATTAATTGCTTTAAGGTAATCTTTTAGTTCGTACATAATTTGTGCTGTATTTTTTCAATAACATTTTCTCTTTGCCTTCAATGTCTGTTAATTTTTTGACTGCTGGTTGTTTTCTAGGTATTTCATATCTAACATCTCCGTTATTCATATGTCCTGTGCTATATCTAAATCCTTTATCTACTTTATATAATGCGGATTCATTACTTGCTGTTGTTGGACACTCTACAATATGATATCCGTTCATACATTTTTTAATTTGATTTAATTTAAGAGTAAAACAATCTTTCATTACAAAACGAGTTTGAGTTTTAACTTCAACCTTTTCACCATCTACTAGTAAATCTTTATGTCTATCAAAAGGATCAATAGAGTGTTCTACTATATTACCTGCCCTAGAATAGTAATTACTTACTATTTTTTCACCTATTTGACCAAGTACTGCTTTTCTATCCATCATTTATATCTACCTCTATGTTAGTTCTACCTAATATTCCTAAAACTACAACTCTATGTCGTCCATCAACTACGAAATACTTATCTTTATTTTTAATACAAGTTATTGGTTTAAATTTAGTAGGATCAAAATTTTTTATAATCTTGTCTATATTATCTATTGATAATGCTGATTGTTTAGATTTATCCATCCATAATTTAGACAATGGTATTTCTTGTTGACCTTTAGGAAACTTTGGATTCTTATCCCAACCTCTTTTATAATATAAATTAGAAGTCTGTGGTAGAATATTATCGTCCCAACCTTTTTTAATAGCTGGTAAATATTTTCTTTGTACTTCTTGAATAAGATGTGTCATACTTTTTAAATTCATTTATATACCTGATTTAATTGTCCGTCTATCAAATCATCATATAGTCCATAGTCCCAATCGTCCCAACTCATTTTAAATTTATTAACAGGATCAAATGCTATAGCAAAACAAGTATTACAAGGACAATCAGGAACAGGCATTTTTCCTTTTACATATTCTTTATCTTTAAATAAATCTAATATACTATTCACAATTTTTTTATTCATTTTATTATTTCTCAAATATTCTTGTCTATCTTCTTTTGCCAATTTATCTTGTTTTTTACAATGATTTTGCCACTCAATTTTTGTCATATTGGCTTTTCTTTCCTGTGATTTAATTAACTCTTCAAATACTCCTAAACTTTTATAGCGTCTTAAAGTTTTTTGTTGTTCTTTTTGCCACTCTTCATTTTCTTTTGCTATAATTTCTAAAGGGTCAATTGGAGTTTTTCTTATTTCTTTTTTCCAACCTATTGATTCTGGTTTCTTTAATTGTGATGGACTTTTTGTATCGTTTCTTTTCATTTTCTTTCCAAATAATAATAATTACATCCTTCACCGTGAGCACCGTAAAGAGAATCATATATTTTATGTTTAACATTAAAATAATCTTTAATGCGATTATTAAATACAGACTCACTATATCCAAATACAGGCATAGTTAAATCTTTATTTACAGCAAAAATAGGATTAGGTGTATCGTCATCCTTATTGAAAACTCTAATAAACATTTTACCTGAAGGTTTTAATATTCTATGATACTCTTTTATAATTGATATAGTATCTTGTGGATAATTTACGTGTAAAGCACCAGCGTCAATAAGAAAATCAAAACTATTTGATTCAATCTTATCTAATTTTCTTATATCTCCAGTAAGAAATTTTCCTTTTGGTAAACGCTTTTGAGTTCTTTCTATAACCGTTTGTGAAAAATCTACACCTGTTACCTCATACCCCTCATTTATAAGATATTCAGAATTTCTGCCATCTGCACATCCACAATCCAAAACCTTTAAATTTTTTTCAAAATTATAATACTTTATAAAATCAACAACGTGGTCATCTTGTAATTTTTTCGTATGTTTATTAAAATCCCAAGGTCCCCCATAAGGGTGTTGTTTAAAAAATTTATCCCATTCTTCAACTAAACTTTTCATTTATTTAAATTTACAATTTGCCATTACTTCTGTTAAACAAGCGACCATATTAATCTCTTGGTCTGCTACAAAAGCGGATTTATATTGATATCCTGCAATAACTAAAACTGCTTGTGGTATTGATTGTGGTTGTAAGTTCTTATATAGTATTTCATATACACTTGAAAACAATGATGATGGTTCTTTATCTAGGTTTTGTATAACCCATTTTCTCATATCATTAAATCTTTTTTCTTTTAAAATTGCTACAAGTTCTTTAATATCTGCTTCAGTTATACTGAATAATATACCACTATCAATTTTACCTCTTACTGAATATCTTTGAAGTTCATTAATAGTTCTTCTGAAATCTGGAAAATGTTTTTGTATTAATTCTGCAAGTACTTTTTTATCAAACTCTATCTTTTCTTCTGTTAAGATATTACATAACCTAATCATAAGTTGTGTTGCTGTCTTAACTTTTTGACCATTAGTTATTGCAAAATCAATAACAGTACAACGACTATGTAATGCTGGTAATATCTTATTCTTATAATTACAAGTAAAGATAAATCTACAATTCTTATAAAATGTTTCTATGAAATTTCTTAATGCAGGTTGAACACTCTCAGCGTTCATATAATCTGCTTCATCAATTATAACAACTTTATGACCTGTTCCTTCAAAGGATACAGTTGACGCAAAATTTTTAATTTTATTTCGGAGAGTATCTATTTGACGACCTTCATCTGATCCGTTGATAACAAGGTAATCAGCGCCCAACTCTTCACATAAAGCACGTGCTACGGTAGTCTTACCTGTGCCTGCCGTACCTGATAGTAATAGGTTTGGGATTTCTTTTTGTTTTACAAATTGCTTAAAAGTTTCTTTTAATTCATTTGCTAAAATACAATCGTCAATTTTTTTAGGTCGGTATTTCTCAACCCATAAGTTTTCTGCCATAATATACTCAATATACTCATCATTTAAAATTCAGAATCAGGTTCTAATGCTATCCAATATTGTACTGGTTTATTTCTATTTACAAAATGACTTATTCTTTGTTTAGAAATAGCAATATCATAATCATCTGGTATTATTTTCAAGTTTTCTGCTTTGAAATATGCTACAAACTCTTTATCAGTTTCACCTACTACAGCAGAATAATCATTTGAAGATTTATTTTTCTTATCAGTTGCAATCATTGTAATGTTTTTACCATCACCTTTTACTGCAATGTCTGGTAAGTTTAATGTAACTATACCTTTTTGTAAATCTGCAAATTGTGTTTTCTTTAATGTAAAGGTTACATACTTATCAGGCATATTAATCGTTTTAGTTGGTGCAACTATTACTGATTTATCTGCAAAGAAATATTTAACTGATTGTCTTGAATTGGCGTCTTTAATAACCAACTTGTTAGTACCATTAAATTGTATATCTGATTTATTAAATAACTCAACTGCTCGTAGAAATTCTGGTAAATCGTATATCGCAAATTCTTGCTCAAATTTTGTGTCTATATCTGCTTCGGCAAGAATATTCTTTAAAGTAGATATCGTTTGTAATTGCTTTCCTGGTTTTACTAATATGTTCTTATTAATATCAGCAAAATTTTTTAGAATAGCAACTGTATTGTTTGATAGGTTCATTTCATTTCCTCATTATTTAATCATTATAAATTATTTAAAACGTTAGAAGGAGAAGATTGTCCATATGGATCATCATCACTTCCATTATCATTGATTCCAGGTTCTTCAAACCATTGTTCAACTTTTAAATCGTTAACTACAGCGGCATATCTCCAAGACCTCATACCAAAACCTTTATCAGTTTTGTTAATCAACATACCTAAACGTCTAGTAAAGTGTCCGTTTCCGTCTGCAATAGGTTTAACGTTCTTAATTTTCCAGTCAGCAAACCAAGCATTCATAACATAAGTATCATTTACTGATATACAATAAATCTCATCTATGCCTTTATCTTTAAACTCTTGGAATCTTTTTTCGTATTCTGGTAATTGTTTTGCTGAACAAGTTGGTGTAAATGCACCAGGTAAAGAGAATATAACAACTTTCTTTCCTTTGAAATAATAATCAGTAGTTCTATCTACCCATTTACCATCTTCAAAAGAACATCCGCCGTCAACTAACTCGTCACCTTCTCTTGTTTTAAATGTAACATTTGGCACGTGCCAATAATCTAATTTACTCATAATGACTCATAATATAATATTTTGTTTAAAATGTCAATCCTGGTTGTCTATCAGCTCGCAAGTTATTTCGTCTGCTTGTAATCCTGCTTCTTTATCATATACCCACACATAGGAAAAGTGAACCTGGTCACCTTTTTCCACGCATTTCTTACCAAATGATAGTTTAGGATTTTGTACACAACTGACAAGAATCAAACTTATTAACACTATTAATATTTTATTCATAATTTCCTTTATATTATATACTATATCTATTTATAAGTCAATGCTAGGCCAAAAAAATAGCGGCGAGTTTCCCCGCCACTATCTATACGTTATTACTTAACGTCTATTGTTTTTAACTTCATTTCTTCTGGAACAATCTTCTCCATAGAAACCTTTAAAAGACCATCTTTCAATTCTGCACCTTTGACTTTTACATCATTAGCGATTGTGAAAGACCTTTTGAAGTATCTTTTAGATATACCTTTATGTAATACTTTACCATCTACGTCAGCTTTTTTGTCGTCTTCTGACTGCTTAGTTTCAATGGTAAGCATACCGTTCTCAACCTCAACGTTAATGTCTTTTTTATTGAATCCTGCTAATGCAACTTCAATATCGTAAGTGTTCTTACCAGACTTAACTATATTGTATGGTGGATAAGACGGTTGTATATCATTAATAAAATCGTCATCCCACATTGAACCGAAATGGTCAAAGATAGAATCAAATCCTACTGATACTGGTCTTAATCTGTTAAAAATAGATAATGCTTTATTGGTCATATAAACCTCCTTTATTAAGCAAAGTTATTTTAATTATATGAGTCCCTTAATGGCAACTCACTACTACTTATATATGTAGTTTCCTACAATATACAAGTAGCGCCGATGGATTTATTTTTAATAGTATGAATCCATCAAAATATCTATCGTAGTGTCCACGTTAGTGTGACCTTCTATAGCTTTTAGAGTCTCCCCAAACTGCTACAAAACTTACAATTCATTGAGGTTTTGTTATAGTAGACCTCAAACTACTACCAGTTTTCATATCTAAAATATGTAGGACTGGCACCCTTCCACGCCCCAGGACTTATGAATTGCCTGGTATAATATATTTATTCAAGCACAGGCGTGTAATTCTACATTCTTAATTCTCTTAGCTTCTGTTGCTTTTTATAATTCTTTATACCTTGTTTCTTCTTTTCTCTTTTAATTTCAGATGGTTTTCTGTAGTATTGCTTTTCTCTATATTCTCTTAATATACCAGCTTTAAGTACTTTCTTTTTAAGTACTCTCATAGCTTTCTCTACATTACCGTGTCTTACTTCAACTGTTATTGCCACGTTCTTTTACCCTCCTTTCCGCTTCTTTAATAATTTTATGTGTATCAGATACACTATTCTCTTGCCAACCTTCAGCTCTAATTTTGTTCATTTCTTTTCTAACATATTCCTGGTGTCTAGACTCTTTCATACCAAGTGCTAATTCTTCTTTTTGAGATTCTAATGTTTCAACCTTTTTATTTAATTGCATTTTTATTTGGTCTTCAGGTGAATATATATTAGTAAGTTTATTATCTTCCAAGATTTTTATAACGTCTTTTGTTTTTTGTTTTATCATATCGTCCAATGTATGAATCCAATTAATGTTAAAAAACCTAATGTTCCACCTAATACAGCAGAACCAAAGATTGTAAAATCAATTGTACTTTTTATTACTCTTTTTACCATATCTTAATTAAAATAATTGTTTGTAATATAACAACAACAATTGGAACAATCGTTCTAATCAATTCCATTGTATGATTATACTCATCTAATTTTCTTTCCAATTTATTTCTTTTAGTTGTACTTTTCATATATTCTGTATAAAAATCTTTCATAGTTCCTTTCAAGTGTTTTAGTGAAGCGGAGCACTACCTCCGCTTCAGGACTTACACTATGATTGAGAGTCTAATTAGATATGAGCAGATGAATCATTATCTGTTTCATCTTTCTCATCTTCTTCTTTATCACTCTCTTCGTCTTTCAATTGTTGAGCAACTTCAGCTTTTCTTTGGTCTTCAGCAATTGAATCTGCTGTAGCACCTCCGTCAACTTTTTGGTATAACTCTACAAATGAATTCTTTGTATCTTCATCAAATCTATTAGTACATACTTCAATAGCTTTTAACTTATCTTTAAAGATAGTAAATGCTTGAACAATGTGGACTAATCTTCTTGTTGAGATAATCTCATCTACGCCTCCGTCAAAGAAAGTTTTTCTTATAACGTCTGCCCAAGTGACTAACTTTTTACAAAACGATTGGTCTTTTTTACCGTTTTTTTCAAGAGTCTTAATCAAGATTTTTTCTTCTATCTTAACACTTGGATATTTCTGTTCAAATGTAATCGGAAATCTTTCTAAAAATGCTTCGTTAAGCACGTTAGTTCCGATAAATTTTCCGTCTTCACTACCTTGTCCTTTAGTATTAGCAGTAGCAATCACGTT